AAAAAACCTCCATTAGGGTGTAGTAAATAAAGCCCTGAATGGAGTATACTGAAGTTGCTAGCGGCAGCAGCTCCATCCAGGACTGGTGCTATATATCATCCGCTCTGCTACCAGCAGGGCGGGTGATTTTTTATTGTTTGTTGTTTTTAATGTGCTTTACAGAATAGACGATGCCGAGAATGCCCAAAACTACACCGGCGATGCCGACCACAGGCATGACAATCGTAAGCAGCAGGGAGAGCACAACAAGGACGGAGCATAAAACAATAAGAAAGACAAAAATACCATTCCCATAAACGGGAGCCTCCGCCTGAGGAAGATCGGCGGGAGCAGAAGCATGATCGAGGATATCTCCCACGCCTACAGTGGTCCGATTATATACGGCATTTTTTACTGCGCGTTCCGGATCGTTCACAAAACCCATGCCTTTCTTGCCATAAAGAGGATTGACGGTCTTCTTAATGGAACGCTTCATCTTTCCTGTCGTTCTGGCCTTGATGCTCTTTTTCACACTTGGCTTTCTTACGCCCATTTTCATACGAAATCACCTCCATATTCTATTGATGCGCATCTTTCTCAATCTCCTGGACATCGAGTCCTTCAAAATCATTTCTATCGATATGCCGCATAGCATGGTGATAAGCTCTCACCCTGCCGGCATAGGACAGCCGTGCGTTCAGATAAATGGTATAGCCATCTATGCACGGCGTGACCATCTCGTCCACCCGATCGGGTAGATCCACGATATAGACAAACACATCAGCCATCTGGATTACTCTGTTTCAGCCTCCTTAATAAGTCTGCAGCCATTTGCAGGTCTTCCGGCCTGCTGTCTCTGGCTGCGTCAAAGAGAACCCTCATCCCGGGAGTCTCGAAGATCTCCTGAGCTATCTCAGCGGTTTCGCTATCATAGTAATACTCCGGCTGTTCATCTGTTTGTACACCTATCAGCAGGTTCAGATCGATCCCGAGGTATTCTGAAATCTTTTTCGCCTTATCTACCGGGAATACATCTTTCTTTACTTTTCCGATGTATCCATTGCTGAAGTCGCAGTCTCTTTCCAGCTTGGCGATCGATATTCCTTTTTCTCTGCATACCTGTTTTACCAGTTCTACGGCATTCATTCTGTACCCCTCCAAAATCTTAGAAAAATTTCTAATTTGCGCTTGACTCTAAGAGGTACACCACCTATAATTAGCTCATGGTCTTAGAAAAAAATCTAAGACCTAGAAACAGATAATAGAGAGTACCGCTAAGATTATTCCGACAAATTAATATTAGAATACTTTCTATTATTAGTCAATAGAGCGACAGAAAGGAGGAGTTTTGGTTTACGACAAAGTAAAGAAGATGGCAGACAAGCGTGGAATCTCGATCTACGCGCTCGAAAGGAGAGCCGGCCTTCAAAACGGAGCCATCAGTAAATGGAGAGAAAGCTCTCCCACGCTGAAAAGCCTGCAGGCGGTCGCGACGGCGCTAGACGTAACTGTCGACGAGCTGCTCAAGGAGGAGTGATATGAAGCACTGGAGAATTGATTACACGGTCGAGTACATCGACGGACGACATGAGGAACTGACAGCTGAGGTCGAGGCGCGGAACATTACTGTCGCGCTGTGGCTTGCCATCAACGACGTCACGGATCCGCTCAAGAAGCGGCTTGATGTCAGCCGGGCGGTGATCTGGAACGTCGGGATCATGGAAGACGACGTCTTCCCGGAAGAAGGTGAGGGCTATGATCTCTAGGATCCTTTTCGGCGATGGCTGCGAGCGCGTCAACACGAACAAGATGGCGAAGCTCGTAGGATGCGCACCCTCGACCCTGAGGGAGTGGCGAATGGGTAACTTCCCGGCTGCTCTGCGGATCTTCGCACGGATCTGCCGGATTAGGAGGCTGACAGACGCACAAATCGTCGCAATCGTCAGGGCTCTCGAATGACCTGCGAAGAATGCCCGCTCCGGGAGAGGTGCTATGAACGCAGAGGAATCTGTCTCGACTGCATCCGATACATGGAGCGGATAGAAAGGACACGGAAACAAATTGAGAAACTCAACAATGAAAATCAAGCGCCACCTTCCGTGCGCACCGTTCCCGCCGACGAAGGCGACATATAAGAAGCCAGTGGTCGGTGATATGTCGAGGCATCTGCAAGTGGTCGAGATACCGTCGGTGTATGCACCAAAGCCCGCGCCGATCCCGAAGCCCGGACCGAAGCGGAAAGCATATCCGAAGCCTCCGAAGACACGAGGTATGGGAAAACGTGAAGTCCACAGAGAGCCGAAGTTCTGGACGGAAGACAAGGTGCAGAGAGTGATTGAGATGTACGAAGCCGGGAAGACCTTGCAGGAGATCGGGAACGTATACGGCAAGCCCGGGACATCCGTTCGCAACCTAATCTCAAGGCTCTCCGACAAGGGGCTTATTGAACGTCACCATGCGGAGCACTATACAGACGAGGACATCGAGCGGATGCGGGGATTGAGAGCGGATGGCAGAACCTACGCAGAAATCGGCGACATCATGGGAAGGACGCCCGCCGCCGTATTCAATGTGCTCAAAAGAGCGAGAAGGGAGGGGGCGAAATGCTGAAAACATTATTCATCAATATCTTTTGGATCGCGGTCCTGTTCACAGGGTGCGGAATGGACAGCTTTTTTGATAGTCCGAAGAGCGCCATCGCGGTGCTCGCGGCCCTCGTCGTGGCAATCTTTTGCTGCATCATGGTCCTCGCGCTGGATGATGACAATTAAAAAATGGCTCCATAGGGAACCGCCATTCCCACAGGAGCCCGTAGCTATAAACCACAACACAATTATAACACGGAGGAATTATGACGATTAACTTTACTTTTAATGACTTCGACGAAATGGAGGCGACCGTCGTAAGGATGGCCCGCACCATCGAGGCCGCAAAGGCGGCGGAGATCCGCCGGGAAGATGCAATGTCCGAGCACATGGAAAAGGTAGCCGAGGAGATAAAGGAAGCTGTGCCCAGCAAGGCCGCGGCAAAAGCCGCGAAGGAAGCGCCTAATAAGCCCGGGTCAAATGTCCCGGAACAGCCCAGCGTCCCGCCGATGCCTAAGCCCGAGAAGGCCGAGGAGAAGGCAGAGGAAGCAGCTCCCAAGGTCGACCGCGTGGAGCTTAGGAAGGTCCTCAGCGAGCTGAACAAGACGACCGGCGAGAACACAGCCAGGAAGCTGATCAACGAGATGGGCTTCCGGGTGCTTACGGATGTCCCGGACGACAGGCTCGCGGAGCTCAAGGCCAAGGCCGAGGAGGTGATCAATGCCTAAGAAACACGCAGAGCTCCCGCCGTCCAGTGCGGAGAGATGGAAGAACTGCCCCGGATCGGTGACACTCTCGAAGCAGTTCCCGCAGGACACGACGAGCACCTACGCAGAGGAGGGCACACACGCCCACGCGGTGGCAGAGCTCAAGCTCCGCCGCGCGAACGAGGAGATCAGCAAATCCAACTACTACCGCGAATTCAGCAAACTCAAGAAGAGCGAGTACTGGTGCGGCGAGATGAACGAAGCGACAAACTACTACCGCGACGCGGTCCTTGAGATCAAGAGCGGCGCGGGAAAGAGCGCGGAGCTCCTGATCGAGCAGCACTTCAACCTCGACGAGTACGTCCCGCAGAGCTTCGGCACGTCGGACGCGGTCGTGATCGGCGACGGCGTGATCAACGTGATCGACCTCAAATACGGAAAGGGCGTCAAGGTCGAGGCGGCCGGCAATTCCCAGCTGAGGCTTTACGGCCTCGGAGCCGCGGGCCTCTTCGAGGGGATCTACGACTTCGACCGCGTGCGGATGACGATCATCCAGCCGAGGCTCGACCACGTCAGCACGGAGGAGCTCCCGCTGGAGGAGCTGCGCAGATGGGCGGCGGAAGAGATCCGTCCCGCTGCCGAGGAGGCGCTCGCCGGATCCGAGAGGACCGTGTGCGGGGACTGGTGCCAGTTCTGCCCGGCGAAAGCGATCTGCAGATCGCGCGCTGAGTACTGTCTGGAGCTTGCGAGAGACGAGTTTAAAGCTCCGCCGCTCCTGACGGTCGAGGAGATCGGGGAAGTCCTCAGACGGGCGGATACGATCAAAAAATGGGCGGCAGACATCGCGGACTACGCGCTGCAGCAGGCGCTCGCCGGCGAGCACTATGACGGATGGAAGGTCGTCGAAGGCAGGAGCAACCGCAAATACGCGGACGAGGTCAAGGTCGCGGAGACGCTCACGGAAGCCGGCTATGACGAGGCCATGCTCTACGAGCGCAAGCTCCTCGGGCTTACGGCGATGGAGAAGCTGGTCGGCAAGAAGAAGCTCACGGAGACGCTGGGCGACCTGATTATAAAGCCCGCCGGGAAGCCGGTGCTCGTCCCCGAGAGCGACAAGAGGGAAGCATTAAACACAACAGATTCAGCAAAGGCGGACTTCGCATGAGCCTTTATGATGCAAATGAATATCAGGCCGAACAGGCTTACAGAGAATTTTTAAGGAGTAAATCTATGAGTACAAAGGTAGTTACAGGAAAAGTCAGATTCAGCTATGTCAACATTTTCAGAAGCAGATCCTTCAGCGACGGGCAGGACGCGAAGTACAGCATCTGCCTGCTGATCCCCAAGAAGGACAAGGCGACGGTCAAGAAGATCCAGGCGGCGATCGATGAGGCGGTACAGGAGGGTATCAGCTCCAAGTGGAGCGGCAAGAAGCCCGCAAACCTCAAGCTCCCGCTTCGTGACGGCGACGCGGAGAGAGCGGACGAGGCTCCCGAGTATGAGGGAATGTATTTCCTCAACGCCAACAGCACACAGAAGCCTGGCATCGTCGACAAGGACCTCAACGAGATCCTGGATCCGGACGAGGTGTACTCCGGCAGCTGGGGACGCGCGTCCATCAACTTCTATCCCTTCAACGTCAACGGCAACCGCGGCGTCGGCGTAGGCCTTAACAACATCCAGAAGCTGAGAGACGACGAGCATCTGGGCGGAGCTCGCGCGAGCGCTGAGACCGATTTCGGCGACGACTTTGAGGACGACGAGGACGACTTCTGATGCTGGGCGTCGACATAGAGACCTATAGCTCAGTCGACCTTACGAAGACAGGGGTCTACGCTTACGCGGAGTCCCCTGACTTCGAGATCCTGATCATCGGCTATAAGTTCGACGACGAGGACGAGGTGCATGTCATCGACCTGGCGACGGACGACAGCTACGACAAGGTGGACAGCTATGAGGGGCACAGGCGCTTCTGGCTGGCGCTTACTGATCCGAACGTGGTGAAGACGGCTTTTAATGCGAATTTCGAGCGCACCTGTCTCGCCAAGTGGACCGGGGAGGAGATGCCTCCCGAGCAGTGGCGCTGCACCATGGTCAAGGCCCTTACGCTGGGTCTCCCCGGCTCCCTGGCGGCCGTAGGCGCCGCCATGGGCCTCCCGGAGGATAAGCTCAAGGACAAGCAGGGCAAGGCGCTCATACAGTACTTTTCCAAGCCCTGCCGGCCCACGAAGGCGAACGGCGGGAGGACGCGAAACCTCCCCGCCCACGATCCGGAGAAGTGGAAGCTCTACCTCAGCTACAACCGGCAGGACGTGGTCACGGAGCAGGAGATCCTTAAAAGGCTCTCGATCTACAAGACCACGCCGGAGGAGCAGGCCCTTTGGTCGCTCGACCAGCGGATGAACGACCGCGGCGTGAGGCTGGACATCCCGATGATCAGCAAGATCGTCGAGTACGACACGAGGCGCCGGCAGGAGCTCCAGGAGGAGGCGCAGGCGATCACGGGCCTCAGCAACCCGAACAGCGTGGCACAGCTCCGGAGCTGGCTCGACGCGCAGGGGATGCCGATGACAAGCGTCACGAAGGACACGGTCGCGGCGGCCCTGTCGCTGAAGTACATCCCGGAGAACGTCCGCCGGGTCCTCGAGATCCGCACGGCGCTGGGGAAGACGTCCGTCGCCAAGTACAACACCATGCTGGGCGCCGCCTGCGCCGATCACCGGCTGCGGGGGATCCTCCAGTTCTACGGCGCCAACCGATCGGGGAGATGGGCGGGGAGGCTCGTGCAGACGCACAACCTCGCGAAGAACACGCTCCCCGATCTGGACCTGGCGCGGGAGCTGGCCGTCGAAGGCGACTTCGACACGATGCAGACGCTCTTCGGGGAGACGGCCTTCGTCTTCTCGGAGCTGGTCCGGACGGCTTTTATCCCTTCGGAGGGGTGCCGCTTCGTGGTCAGCGACTTCTCCGCCATCGAGGCCCGCGTGGTCGCGTGGCTTGCCGGGGAGCAGTGGACGCTCGACGCATTCAGAGAAGGAAAGGACATCTACTGCGAAACCGCCAGCATGATGTACCACGTCCCGGTCGTGAAGCACGGCGAGAACGGCGAGCTGAGGCAGAAGGGCAAGGTCGCAGTGCTGGCCTGCGGATACCAGGGCGGCGTCGGCGCCATGCGCGCCATGGACAAGGGCGGGACGATCCCCGACGAGGAGCTCCAGTCGGTCGTGGACCAGTGGCGGGCGGCGAATCCCAACATCGTCAAGCTGTGGTACGACTACGAGGCCGCGGCAAAGACAGCGATCCGGGAGCACCGCACTGTCCGCCGGGCCGTGAAGGGGCGGAAAGGCGTGAGCGTGGACTTCTCCCACATCAACGGGAATCTGTTCATCAAGCTCCCAGGAGGGCGGAAGCTCTGCTACTGGGGCGCGCGGATCCGCGAGGACGCGAAGACCGGGAGGGAGCAGATCGTCTATATGGGCGTCAACCAGACGACCAAGCAGTGGCAGGAGACGGAGACCTACGGCGGGAAGCTGGTGGAGAATGTCGTGCAGGCCACGGCGAGGGACTGCCTCGCGGTCTCGATGATGCGGGTCTCTGAAATGGGATACAACATCGTCATGCACGTCCACGACGAGATGATCGTGGACGTCCCCATAGAGGACAAGGACGCCCTGGAGAAGATCAACGCAGCCATGGGCGCGCCGATCGAGTGGGCGCCGGGCCTCCCCTTACGGGGCGACGGATATGAAACGCCTTTTTATCGAAAGGACTAACTTATGAGTGTAGCAAAGATAACAGACCACAGCGAGCAGGTCCGGTACAACGGCGATCTGCAGATCTCCACGGGGAAAAGCAGATACGAGAAGAACTGGAAGAACAAGAGCATGCTGTGGTCTGTGCTGCTCTCGCGGCTCTCCCGATCGGTGGAGACCGCTGAGACGCACGCGGAATACATGAAGATGTCAAAGGACCAGCAGGACAACCTTAAAGACATCGGAGGATTCGTCGGCGGGCACCTTAAGGAGGGCAAGCGCAAGACCGGGAGCGTCGCGTCGAGGCAGATCCTGACGCTCGACGCGGACTTCGCGCCGAAAGACTTCTGGGAGCTCCTCCAGGACAACATGGAAGTCAATGGCGCGATGGCCGTCTACTCGACGCACAAGCACACGGAAGCGAAGCCGAGGCTCAGGCTGGTCATGCCGCTCGACCGGAGCGTGACGCCGGATGAATATGAAGCGATCGCTCGGAAGGTGGCGGAGAAGATCGGGATCGATTACTTCGACGACTCGACCTACCAGCCCACGCGCCTTATGTACTGGCCCAGCCACAGCGTGGATGTCGAGCCATTCTTCCGGTACAGGGACGAGCCCTTCCTGCGGGCCGACGACGTCCTCGCGGAGTATCCCGACTGGACGGACACGAGCTACTGGCCCGAGTCCTCACGGATGTCGGGCATCCGTAAAAAACTTGCGGACAAGCAGGGCGACCCGCTCGACAAGAAAGGCATCGTTGGCGCCTTCTGCCGGACCTACACGATCACGGAAGCGATCGCGAAGTTCCTGCCGGAGGTCTACACACCGACGGTCAAGAGCGACCGGTACACCTACGCCGCCGGATCCACGGCAGCGGGCCTCGTGCTCTACGAGGACGACCGCTTCGCCTTCTCAAATCACGGGACGGATCCTGCCGGCGGGAAGCTGTGCAACGCCTTCGACCTCGTTCGGATCCATAAATTCGGGCATCTGGACGAGGACGCGAAGGAGGGCGCCAGCGGACGGAGCCTGCCGAGCTACAAAGAGATGGCGACCTTCGCCTCCGAGGACGAGGAGACCAAGCGGACGCTGGCTGCGGAGCTGACACAGAACGCGGTGCTCGACTTCGAAGGCGCTCCGGAAGAGGACGACGACAGCTGGAAGACGAAGCTCGCCATGACAGACGAGGGCACGATCCGGCCGACCATCGTCAACGCGGTGCTGATCCTGAGGAACGAGGAAACACTCCGGGGGATACGCTTCAACGAGCTGAGCCACGCGATCGAGGTCGAGGGCAAGCTCCCCTGGGACCGTCCGGACAAGTTCTGGCGGGACGCGGACGACGCCCAGCTCTACGGCTACGTGGCTGACCACTACAAGGTGCAGTTCCCGGAGAACAGGTTCGCCAAGGCGCTCACGATCGTCGCCGACAACCGGCGCTTCAACCCGCTGCGGGACTACATAAAGGGTCTCCCGGAGTGGGACGAGGTGCCGCGGATCGACACGCTCCTGGTCGACTATCTGGGGGCGGAGGACACGCCGTACACGAGGGCCGTGACGCGGGCGACGCTGATCGGCGCGGTGTCGAGGGTCCTCGAGCCCGGGTGCAAGTTCGACACGGTGCTGGTCCTCGACGGCAAGCCGGGCATCGGCAAGTCGACACTGCTGCGGAAGCTGGGCGGTCCGTGGTTCTCGGATTCCCTCTCACTGACGGACGTAAGGGACAAGACCGCGGCCGAGAAGCTCCAGGGCGTCTGGATCATGGAGGTCGGAGAGATGCAGGGGACGCGCAAGGCCGACGTCGATGTCCTCAAAGGCTTTCTGTCGAGGCAGGTGGACGAGTACCGCCCGGCCTACGGCAGAGTGGTCGAGAGGCATCCGCGGACGGCGATCATCTGCGGGACTACAAACTCGACGACGGGCTTCCTTAGAGATGTCACAGGAAACCGCAGATTCTGGCCTGTGCCTGTGGAGGGCGGCGGACGCCTGAGTGTGTGGGATATGACCGAGGAGACCAGGGCGCAGATCTGGGCGGAGGCCGCGGCGCTGACCGCTGAGGGCGAGGCGCCTTACCTTAGCCCGGAGATGGAGAAGGAAGCGGAGAGGATGCAGCAGGAGGCGATCGAGTACGACGACCGCGAAGGCGAGGTCGTGGAGTACCTCGACACGCTTCTCCCGGAGGACTGGTATGACTGGGACATCCAGAGACGGGTGGACTTCTTCCAGAACCGGGACGTGCTGGACGCCAACGTGGAATGCACCATGAGGCGGCCGAGGGTGTGCGCGAGGGAGATCTTCTGCGAGTGCTGGGGGCGTCCTAAGAACAGCTGGAGGCGTCAGGACAGTTACGATATATCGTCCATCATGGCGCGGATTCCCGGCTGGGAAAAGACCGGAAAGGACTATCTGATACCGGGATATGGACACCAGAGGGTGTACACAAGACGGTGATTCTTGTGGATATTCTTGTGGATTTACACCACAAGAATATGGCGGAGGCCGTTTTGATTTACACCACAAGAAATTCTTGTGGTTAGTCTTGTGGTTACGAAAAAGCCTTTATTTATGCGGTTTTTCCACAACTACCACAAAAACCACAAGAATATTATGAGGATTTTTTAAATAAAGGTAAATATACGCGTATATGGCGCGTATACGCGTGTAATACGCGTATATGAGCCCTCTATAGGTTTTTTGGTTTAATTCTTGTGGATGTTGTGGAATGAGAGAAAGAGACATAGAGAAGAGACTGGTACGCGAGATCCGGAAGATGGGAGGCGAGGCGTACAAGTGGACAAGTCCCGGCAATGATGGAGTGCCTGACAGGATTGTGATGCTGCCGGGAGGCCGCCTGATCTTTGTGGAGCTGAAGGCGGACCGGGGACAGCTGTCGCCGATCCAGAAGGTGCAGATCCGACGGATCGAGAAGCTGGGACAGGAGGTATGTGTAGTGAGAGGCATGGATGGCCTCGAGGAGTTTTTACATGAGATTTGTACCGCATGACTACCAGACGCGAGCGATCGATAAGGTCATAAAGCAGACACACGTCGGACTGTTCCTGGATATGGGACTTGGCAAGACCGTGATCACACTGACCGCGATCAACCGCCTCATGTATGAGGACTTCGACATCGCCCGCGTGCTGGTCATAGCGCCGAAGAGAGTGGCGGAGGATACCTGGACAAGGGAGTACGCGAAATGGGACCATCTGGGACACCTGCGGATCTCCCGGGTGCTGGGGACGGCGGCGCAGAGGTCGAAGGCGCTGAAGGCAGATTGCGACATCTACGTGATCGGCCGCGATAATGTGGTGTGGCTGGTTGATAAGCTGGGCGCGGACTGGCCCTTCGATATGGTGGTGATCGATGAGCTGTCGAGCTTCAAAAATCCGCAGGCCAAGCGCTTCCGGGCGCTGAGGAAGGTCATGCCGAGGGTCCGCAGAGTGGTGGGCCTTACAGGGACGCCAAGCCCTAACGGGCTGATGGACCTGTGGGCACAGATTTACCTGCTGGACAGGGGCGAGCGGCTGGAGCGCACTCTCGGCGCCTACCGGGAGAAATACTTCCGGGCGGGAGCCCGCAGCGGCTACGTCGTCTACAAATGGCTGCCGCTTAAGGGAGCGGAGGAGAAGATCCGAGACAGGATCAGCGACATCTGCGTCAGCATGAGCGCCGCTGACTACCTGACGCTTCCCGAGAGGATCGACAACGTGATCCCTGTGGGGCTCACCGAGAAGGAGCTGGCGGCCTACCGGAAGATGGAGGCGGAGCAGCTCCTGGAGCTGGAGGGCGACGACATGGTCGTGGCGCTGAACGCGGCGGCCGTGATGACGAAGCTCCTCCAGATCGCGAACGGATCCGTCTACACGGCATCGGGCGCGGTGGAGAGGATCCACGACGCCAAGCTGGAGGCGCTGGAGGAGATCGTAGATACGACGGACAGTCCTGTCCTGGTCTTCTACTCCTTCCGCCATGATCAGAGCGCGATCCTGGGGAAGATCAAGGGCGCGCGGATTCTGTCCGGCCCGCAGGACATAGCGGACTGGAACGACGGGAAGATCCGCGTCCTGCTGGCGCATCCCGCGAGCGTCGGCTACGGCCTCAACCTTCAGGACGGCGGGCACACGATCGTCTGGTACGGCCTTACGTGGAGCCTCGAGCTTTACCAGCAGGCCAACGCCAGACTGTACAGGCAGGGACAGCAGAAGCCGGTGATCATCCATCACCTGATCGCCGGCGGCACTGTCGACGAACAGGTAATGCGGGCACTGCAGGCCAAGGACACGAGCCAGGCGGCACTGCTCGCAGCATTAAAGGAGCGAAAGAATGGATAATCATATCATAACGATCAGAGGCCAGTGGGAACCGTGGAGGATGACCATCGACCTCAAGGAGCTGGCGGATTCCGCCGGCATCAAAAAGAAGATCCGCAAGCCCGACGGCACGAGCTACGACACGGAGATCATATCCGTCCCGCTGCCGAGGGCGCGGAAGATCCTGAAGCTGATCCGCGACAACGGCACAGAGGAGGACTTTCGGAAGTGTGACGAGTATCTGGCGGGCAACGAAAAGCTGTATAAGCACTGGAGGGAATTATGCCGGATCTGAAGAATAAGACCGCGAACATGGAGATCGGTTATGTCAGCGTCGGAAAGCAGAAGAAGCTGTACATCCGGATCGGGCAGGAGATGGAATACTACGGCACTCTGATGTCCGGCAAGGCCGACAAGTTTCTGAAGATGCTGAAGAAATGGGACGATGAAGGAGGCAACGATGGCGATTAATCTGATTTTGGTAACTGTTGTCTTTATCATCGGCTACGGGTGGGGAGTCGCTACCGCGTGGGCTGTATACTACAGACGAGTCAACCAGATACTCGATCACTGCACCAAGATCCTGCGGTTTTCCGGGACGCTCCTTGCCAGTGACGAAAAGACGAGGAAGATGGTGAGCGAATACGCGGAGATAACGCACAAGTCCTTCAACCTATCGTTTGATCAGAACGAAAAGCTGCTGCAGGGACTCCGGAAACTAGTAGAAACCGTCAGAGAGGAGGCAAAGGCCAATGAAACGACAGGATCCGATCCAGAAGGCGACACGAAGGATTGAGACTGAAGGACGGAAGCACAGCCTCTGCATCTATTCCGCGACGGCCATCGTCCTGTGGAAGAAATGGGGCAAGCGCCAGGAAGCGATCAGCCGGTTTTTCCGCGCCTCGCATGACGTGTGGAAGCAGTGCGCGACGGACCAGGACTGCAGCATGATCAAGATGTGCGAGGCCGAGACAGGGATCGAGATCCAGAACGGCGACGGCGTCTCCTGGCGGGACGTGATGTACCTGAACGGCACGATCCCGGAGAACATGACCTACGCGCAGGTACTTTACATGAGACAGCAGCAGCTCAAGTGGATCCGTCCCCAGCTGGTCGCCTGCATGCTGATCACACTCCGCCGGAAGTACGGCTTCGGCTTCGAGAGGTGCGGGCGCTTCTACCAGGAGCTTGAGGAGGTCATAGCAGAGCACAGGGCAAACCCGGACAGGCTCCGGAAGGCGTGCTACGAGATGACCGGGATCGACACGGCCGTGGTCACGACCACGGACGGGAAGGAGGCAACGCGTGACGCTTTACATGAAAGTGACCAATGACAAGTACGAGCTGCCGCTCGCGGTGGCGGAATCCAAGTCGGGGCTGGCTGATATGCTGGGCCTCGACAGGACGGCAGTAACACACGGGCTGAAACTTAAGAGCCCTTTGTATGTAGTTGTGGAGGTGGATGACGATGAAGATTAAGCTTGACGAAGGCGCGATCATGCCGACGAGAGCGCATGACACGGACGCGGGCCTTGACATATACACGCCGACGCGTGTGGTCCTGCGGGCCCGGACATCTGAGACCGTAGACACCGGAGTGCATGTGGAGATACCGCCCGGATACGTAGGACTTCTGAAGAGCAAGTCGGGCCTCATGCGCTGGGACGGGATCACGTCCGAGGGCACGATCGACGCCGGCTACTCCGGCAGCATCCACGTTACACTCTTTAACCAGGGCGACCGCTTCATTGTATTTCGTCCTGGCGAAAAGATCAGTCAGCTGGTCGTCGTGCCGTGCCTGATCAATGAGCCGGAGCTGGTCGACCAGATCGCCTCCGGAGACCGCGGAGAGAATGGATTCGGGAGTACAGGGAAATGATCGACAAGATGTTAATAACAGCGCTTTGCATTATCGGGCTGATGGGATGCCTCACTGGATGCCTGGCGTGCGCATTCCTGCTTGTGGATACCTGGAGGTGACGGACGATGATGAGCAAGAACATAAAGCACTGGCTGAAGATAAGGAACATGACAATGCAGGAGCTGGCGGAGCGCCTGCATGTATCAGTGGGAACATTGAGCTACTGGATAAACGCGGAGGAGATTCCGTCGTACGTCCTTAAGCGGATCAGCGAGATCCTGCGCGTGCCGGTAGAGATTTTAGTGGGGGTGTGACGAATGCCAAACTGGATTGAAGGGACATTAAAACTCCGCGGTAAGCAGGAAGACATAAGAAGATTCTTTCGCGAGGGGCTGCAGCCAAGCAACTGGCCAAAGCCGGAAGACCGTGTCGGCCAGATAATTGATTGTTCAATAGAAAATGAACTCTATTTTGAGTTCAACAGGGAGCCGCATATTGCCGGGACAAGAAGAGCTTTTATAACAGACGAAAGCGCATATATGTCTGAAGAAAGCGGTGTTGTTTGCGTAAACGTAAAGCAGGCGTGGGCTTTTTATGCAGGATCAGAATCAAATGATCTGAAAGCATGGGAGGGCATATCTGATAAATACAATGTCGATATAAAGCTTTATGGGATTGAGCGCGGTATGGAGTTTACGCAGGAAATCATAATTCTGCGTGGCAAAAAACCGATAGTGAATGAAAGGCAGTATGAAGACTGGGACTGGGACTGCCCGTTTCCGAATATGGGAGGATGAGGAGGTGACGGAATGAAAAGGTTTATTTGTATATTAATGCTATCGTTACTGCTCGTTGGATGTGGCAAGAGCAGTGAGTCAGATGCGGACGCTGGCGAAAAGAGCAGATTCGTATGTGTCGAAAACAATATGGGCTGGAGAATCATGGCTGACAGAGAGACAGGAGTCATGTACGTCATGTCTTGCGGAACAAACAACACAGGGACGTTTACACTCATGGTAGACGCAGACGGAAATCCATTGATATACGAGGGGGTGAGGTAGGATGAGTACTAAGAAAGTTATCGTTGATATATTGGATGGGCCTGTTACGAAAACGCAGTTTGTACACCTGATCGGCGCCAGTGATGACGGGTGCGTGCATACGATGCTAAAGCCGGTCTGCGATCTTCAGAGCGCCGATCAGGCGATCGACGCCGCCTTTGATCGAGGATTCAGGGAAGCGGGACACCTGCGGGCCAGACGAGCCAGCCAGAATCTCCAGGCGGGTGACTATGTCATCTTCTGGAATGGCGTCGGCTTTGAGCTGGGAAAGGTCAAGCGGATCGTGGAGGACGGAGCCTTCGTGTACTTCAATAACGGATCTACTGCAGCTAAGGCTTACTTCTCCGACATGTATAAGCTGATGAATGCTGATGTCATCAGCGAGACGAGCCTGGGAGGTACGACGACATGAGAGCGGTACTGATTAACATGACACCACCTAAGAGCTGCCTTACTTGTAAGATGCTGATGTTGTCTCCGTGCCGATGCGCGCTGACCGGCGAGATGATCCTGAGATCCGACGGGAGGCCGAGGGACTGCCCACTGATCGAGGTGGAGCTGGTGGAGGATGAGGAAGCAATCGTACCAGTTAACATGATAGGCGGATACCTGAAGCGGGAGGCAGAGCATGAGGAGATGTCTGATCAATGACTGTAACATTAACGAACCGGAGCCGGCGCCGTGCTGCCTCGACTGCGGGGACAGGGACATCTGTCCGGATAGGTGTCCGAGAAGTGAAGATACATTTTGCGGCGTGGGAGTGATCTATGACAGCGAGAGAATATTTAACAAGGTATCGGGACGCGGTGAGAGAGGCGCGGGAGATCGAGCTTAACATGATGCGGATCCGGCTGCGGTATACCGCGCCGGCGGCGATCAACTACAGTGATATGCCAAAGGCACACAACACCGAGCACGATCTGTCGGACTATGCGGCGAAGATGGAGGAGCTGTCGGACCTGCTGCTGCAGAAGTACGAGAAGTGCATCGCGATCCAGATCGACATCGAGATGCGGCTGGACAGGATGACAGGATACAAGGACGCACAGATCGACCGGGAGATCCTGCGCCACCGATACACCAACATCACCGACAAGGGCCGATACTGTCCGTGGGAGCTGGTGGCCGACGCGGTCGGGTATTCTGTCCGGCAGGTGAAGACCAAACACGGGAGCGCACTGCAGCACTTCCCGATGGATGATCTCCGCATTTAATTGCACTTTTATTTATGCTAATATGATAGCGTGATATGATTCCAGAAGCGGGGCGTCGTGCGGTAAAACGTACGGCGCTCTTTCGTTGCAACGAAAAAACTTTGCGAGATAGCTTAGCGGGTCAAGCGCACGGCGCAGGTCGTGGCATGCCAGGTTCGAACCCTGACCGCAAAGTAAGCGCACGCCGATAGCGCTATACAAGCCATAGCACCGCGGGCCTTCATGGGCCCGCTTTTGTTTATGACACGAGAAGAAAAGATGCGCTTCTATCATTCGGTGGCGTGGCGCAGGATGTCCGAGAGGATCCTGATCCGCGACCACTACGAGTGTCAGGAGTGCCGCAAGAAGTTAAGGTCCGGAGTGAGGACGAAGATCAAGCGGGCGACACAGGTCCATCACATCGTGCCCTATGAGGAGCGGCCGGATCTTGGACTGGACGAGGACAACCTCGAAGCTATATGTGACGGCTGCCACAACGAAGTACACGGCAGGGTATGGAAGCCGCAGCCACATAAAAAATATGCAACAGAGGAGCGCTGGTGACTACCCCCATACAAATGTTTGCGTTTTTCTGCTAGGGAGGAACGGAAGGGGCGGACTAGACTCCGGAAAAATTCTAAAAATCTCACGTAAAAGGGAGTAAAGACAGATGACGACAGAGGAAAAAATCAGAAAGTCCCTGATCGATCAGCTGGAGGCGCAGAATAAGGTCACGGATTACTGCGTCGACCTGGTCGACACGTATATGATGCACTGGCGCCTTAAAGAGCAGCTCAATTATGACATTGCAGAGAACGGGATCCGGATCACGGTCGGCACAGGGAACGGCCACGACAAGACGATCGCCAATCCCAGCGTGACGGATCTGCAGCGGGAGACCTCGATCATGCTCCAGATCCTCGACAAGCTCGACCTCAAGACGCCGGTGATCGCAGGCAGCAAGGATGATTACCTGTAAGGAGATAGACGACTATCTCGCGTACTGCAAAGAGCATCCGAAGTGGATCAACCGTGACCGCAAGCTGCTGATCAAGAACATCGTCAAGCCCACGCTCAAGCGGAAGGATGTGCGCTTCGACGAGGAAACATACAGAGATTGCCTGCGCTACATCGAGACGAATTATTATCTTATGTTCCCCTTCGAGAAATTCGTGCTTGCCTTCGTGTTCATGTATGGACTGGACGATGAGCCGATCTTCCCGGAGATTGTGATGATGATGGGACGCGGAAACGGCAAGGACGGATTCATGGCACCTCTGGCTAACTTCTTCCAGACGCCGCTTTATGGCATCCCGGAGTATCATGTGGAGCTTGTGGCGAACAGTGAGGCGCAGATCAAGGATACGTTCAACGTCGTTTACAACAAGCTGGACCGCAATCCGAAGTTCAAGGGCAAATTCCGGGTAACTAAGGAAGTCATTGAAAACCTCGAGACACGCTCCATCCTCAGATACAACACGAGCAACGCCTCCACAAAGGATGGCAAGGCTCCTGGCTGTATCTTTTTTAATGAGTATCACGCGTACGAGAACAACGACAGCGTGAACGTGTTCGAGTCATCAGAAGGCAAGAAAAAGCACTTCAGGGAGATCATCATCACGACTAACGGATACGTCCGCGAAGGCCCGCTCGACAAGCTCCTGGACGACTGCCGGAAGATCCTCGAGGGCGGAGCTAATCCGCTGGGGATTTTCCCTTTTCTCTGCAGGCTTGACCGCGAGAGCGAGATCGGCAAGTGGGATCCGATGCACAAGGCCAACCCCTCCATGGAATACCTGCCGACGCTTGAGAGGGCGATCGCCCGCGGATATGAGCGCGCCAAGAATGACCAGGACAAATGGCGGGAATACGTGACCAAGAGGTGCAACCTTCCCCAGCTCCGCGAGGAGCAGGCTGTCACGAGCTGGAAGAACATCCTCCTGTGCTCCTACAAGGACGCGAAGCGGAAGACGCTCCGGAAGACGCAGGACACGAGAGGGAAGTCCGCCATCATCGGGATCGACTACGCGGACGTCCGCGACTTCGCCTCCGCCGGTATACTCACGATCGACGACGACGGCAACCACATCTGGCGTCAGCACACATGGATCTGTTCGGAGAGCCCCTTCCTTAACAGCATTAAGTTCCCGATCGCGGACGCGGGGAAGGCGGGCTTTAAAGACTTCGAGGTGGTACGCGCTCCGGTCATCCCGGTCGACGGGATCGTGGACTGGTGCGAGCGGCAGATGTCCGACTATTCCGTGGTCAAGATAACAATGGACACGTACAGATACACGCTGTTTAAGACGATCTTTGAGCAGCGGGGCATCCCGATCGAGACAAGGGACAATCCCCAGGGGACGGTCCGCCTGATCCGGAAGATCGGGAGCGCCTGCGGGATCATCGCGCCGTCTATCGAGAAGCTCTTCTCGGAGCACCGGGTGGACTATGGCGACAGCGCGATAATGCGGTGGTACACACAGAACACCGGGACGCTGACGGACAAGTACGGCAACATGCAGTATGTAAAGATTGAGCCCAAGCTCAGAAAAAACGACGGCTTTATGGCTTTCGTGGCGGCAGAATTTTCCGCTGATCTGCTGAAGGAGACAATCATCTATGTTTGAGTGGTTATTTAAAAGCAAGACAGGGGACATCTCGAATGTCCTGGAGATCATAGCGACCGATCTGACCAAGGTGCAGCTGGCCGTTATGGCACAGGAGAAGGCCGCGTGCATGATCGCCAAGGCGATCGCGAAGAGTGAGATCGTGCTGACCAAGGGCGAAGAGCGCCGGAAGGACGAGGAGTACTATCGCCTCAACATCCGGCCCAATGACAATGAGACCGCGACCGACTTCTGGTTTAACGTGGCCCGCGAGCTGGTCTCGACAGGTGACTGCGTGGTTGTAAGGATGGCTAACGGCAAATACTACCGCGCCAACTCCTACCAGATGGACGACTATGTGCTGTTCGGGAAGACCTACAGCCACATCGTCCTCACCGACGGATATAACGAGGTCACGCTGCGGTATGGCGTCAACTCTGACGACGTCCTGCACTTCAGATTCGGGACGGAGAAGCTGAGGGTGTTTACTAAGAACGTCCTCGGATGCCTCGACGATGCGCTTGACGCGGTGCGATCCCTTGAGACGATCGCGAACACGCCGCTGCTCAAGTACAAGGTCGACGCGAATCTGCAGTTCCGGAGACGGACGACGGACGGCAAAGAGGTCCGGCTGACGCTGGACAACGTCCTCGACGAGTTTAAGGCCAAGATTGACGGCAAGAAGCTCGCCATCATCACAGAGCAGACAGGCTCGTCCCTCGAATTTATGGACGTGAAGAAGCAGGTGTCCGCCGCCGAGGTGACGGCGCTCGCTGACACGATTAACAAGGAATGCGCCGCGGCCTATGACATCCCGCTGGGTGTCTTCAATGGTCAGATCACGGAGCAGTCGGACGCCACGAACGAATTTATCACGTATGCCGTGAGCCCTGTGGCGGAAGTGATCAATGACACGCTGAACGCGAAGCTGGTCGGCCAGGCGGACTACGTCGCCGGCGAGCGCGCTTTTGTGTGGCTCGCTCACTTCAAGCACATCGACGTGATCGACGCGGCGAACAGTCTCGACAAGCTGAGAGCGATCGGCTTTACGCTTGACGAGATCTTTGAAATGGTAGGGTATCCCGCTCTCAATACGGACTTTTCCACGAAGAGAGCGCTTACTAAGAATTACGCGACGGAAGGACTGGAGGAAAGCGCACAGCCGACGGGCGGCGCCGATGATCTGTCTGAAGAATCCGTAAGAGATAGCAACCGTAAACAAAGCAAACATAAGGAAAGGAGGGAAAGACGGAATGTCCAAAACTCCGAGTAAGTTCTTTCAGCTCGTCAACGATGGCACGTCTGCGGATCTGTACATCTTCGGCGACATCTGCGCATGGCCGTGGGAGTCGCAGGGCGAACAGTCCGGCGTGAGCATCGTCAGACAGCTTAAAGAGCTGGACGCTGATGAGATCAGGGTCCATATCAACAGTTATGGCGGAGATGTGGCGGAAGGCCTCGCGATCTACAATGTGCTTCGCGAACACAAAGCAAAGATCACGACCATCTGCGACGGATTCGCCTGCAGCGCCGCTTCCGTGGTCTTTATGGCCGGCGATAAGCGCGTGATGCAGCCTGCCTCCCTGCTCATGATTCACAATGCGTGGACCGTGGCGATGGGCAACGCTGCAGAGCTCCGGAAGACGGCCGACGACATCGAGACCATCACGCAGGCATCTGTCGAGGCTTACAAGAAGGTCGCCACGATCTCCGAGGAAGAGATCAAGGCCCTCATGGACGCTGAGACATGGATCCTGCCGAAGGACGCCGTCGAGTACGGCTTCGCGACAGAGATCGACGACGAAGACGACGACGACGAGCCTAAGCAGTCCGCTTTTGGCGTGATCATGCAGAAGTTGACCGCGCCGGCAGCAGTCCTGGAGTCGCAGAAGATCGAGGTCAATATCGACGTCGATAAGCTCGCGAAAGAGCTCACCGAGGTGCTGATGAAAGGAACAGAAACACCCGAACAGCCCGAGCCGAAAAAGACCGGCTGGGCCGATTATTTTGAAAGGAGAACGAAATGAGAATCGACAAGACTCCCCTTAACGAAGAGACAAAAGCAAAGATCGTCCAGATGCTGAACGACGCAGAGGACAAGACCGTGGCCATCACAGAGGCTATGGAGATGGTGATCAGCGAGACACAGAGCTCCCTGATCGAGCAGGTCGTCCGCGAAGCTAAGAGAGCTGAGCAGGACGCTGAGTACAAGAAGAGCCTCGGCCTTCGCCCGCTTTCCGAAGCTGAGAAGAAATTCTATGAGATGCTGAAGGGCGGCGCAAAGCAGGCCCTCACCGCGGCACAGATCGACATCATCCCCGTCGAGACCATCGACAAGACTCTGGAGGATGTCCGCGCAGAGTATCCGATCATGGACCTGATCACATTCGCACCTGCAAACGTGAAGCACTGGCTGACCGGCTCCAAGAGCGGCGCGGCTGTTTGGGGATCCCTTGCTTCTGCACTTTCCAACAGCGCCGAGCTGTCCGCAACACTTACCAGCCTGAACATCGAGGTCGGCAAGCTGTATGCTTACTGCATCATCCCCAAGTCTATCAGGGACCTCGAGATCGGCTACGTGGACAGATATTTCCGCGCGATCCTGCAGGAAGCTATGTATGACGGAATCGCTGACGGCTACCTCAATGGCACCGGCAAAGACGCTCCCATCGGCATTCTGAAGCAGATCAGCGTCACAGGTCAGGACGGCACTCACACCGCTAAGACCGTAGCAGCTACGTTGACCGGATTCACCCCGAAGCAGCTCGCTCCTGTCCTTGCTACTCTGTCCAACGGCGGCAAGCGTGCGGTCAACGAGATCGCGATCATCGCGAACCCTGTGGACGTTTACAACTATGTAAATCCCGCACTGTACGGCGACAGCATCTCCGGCGGTTACATCACCAAGAGCTTCATGCCTGTAACTGTTATCGCAGAGCCCAAGATGGCACAGGGCACAGCAGCTATCACCATGAAGGGCTTCTACACCATGGGCTTCTCCGGCCTGAAGGTGCAGGAGTACAAAGAGACCAAGGCCCTCGAGGATGCGGATCTGCTGATCGCTAAGGTTTACGGCAACGGCCGCGCGGATGACGACAGCGTAGCTTATGTCTTCAACGTCACAAAGCTCGCTGAGTACAGACCCACTGTTGTGACCGTAGCAGCTCAGTAATTAAGGAGGGCGGAGCCTGATGACGACAGAACAGTATGAGATTCTGGCGGAGGAGATCCGGGCGGATAATCAGATTCCGCCCTATACTCCTGATGACGTGATTATCAGATCGATCCAGAGATGCGAGCAGAGGCTCGATACGCTCAAACCCGGCGCGGACTTTGAGACAGACCGCGTCGGACGCGGGCTCCTCAAGGATGCCGTCTACTATGACATGGTCCATCGCTTTGAGGAGTTTTTGCAGAATTACGGCCCGGACGTCCGCTCGTGGCAGCTCTCCGAGGAGGTGGCGGATGCGACTTAACAAGATGGCGA